GAACGCCAGCGACACCATCGCGTCAAACTGGTTCTGCGTCATTGGACGCTTGATAGCGCTGTTTACCGTCAACTCATACACGGCCAAATCATCAGAGAAGAATTGCTCTGCCTGATCCTGTGTGATGCGGTCACCCTGCTTCACTCCCTTGGTATGGCCCCAGCCAATCGTCCAAGGCTTACCACCAGTGCCGGGATCTGGATAGGCGATCAGACGGAGAGCTTCAAAACCCTTGATGAATTCTCTACCCTTAACGCTGGTTTTCATTGATACCTCCAAAAAACCGCTCCCAGAAGTACGTCAGCGCTACACTACCCATCGCGCCACACAAGCCAGCACCAACAAACGCCATGTTGACCGATAGACCGGACTCCATGCTGATGACGCCACCAATCAGTCCGGTGAAGCTCGACACGACTATTTGCGCAAGCGCAGCCGCCCAGCTCCACGTAGCCTTATTGCTTTTTACGTCCATGAGATACCTCACGACACCACCCCAGCCCGCAATGAGAATGAAGACTAGCCAAAGGCTGGAGAATATATGGTTGATTTCTTTATCCGGCATGGCTCCAACTACCTTTAGTGGATTGACCGGATAGCCCGGTAATAGAAATAAAAAAGGCCGCGCAAAAGCGCAGCCCAGAAACAAGAAAACCCCGCCGAAGCGAGGTTTTATTTTGGTGCCGGTCATTACATTTGTGGCACGATATCAAATTAACGATAAATATGGCCTATTTAATTAACTTTTGCAAGACCCTGCTGCGAAAATGTCGCTTTTTGTTGTGATCGTGATCTCGATAGAGAAACTAAACCCTCTCGATCCAACCTAAGGAAGACACTGCGCATGCTTGACCAATAGCCGTTGTAATTCTTGGACCAATTCGGAGCGGAAACGCCTACCAGCTCAGCCAGGTCTTGATTCTGGTATGGAGTAAGCCCTTTCATTTCAGACCGCACATCCTGCGCCGCCAACCAGATTAAAGCTCTCAGTCTGTCCATGGTTTTTGTTGCTACCTTTTGGCCGTTAAGGCTTTCTTTGAACTCCAACCATCCCCACTGGGAGATTGCAACTTGGTGTTTGAATTCCAGATCATGCGCATAGCACCAAGATAACCAGCTACGTTGATGCCCAACCAGCGGATATACAGCGCGGCGCCAAGATGTTGCTAAAAATGTTTCCGGCTCTATCAAGGCAATAGCTCCCGAACTAGGCCTCGTTTCTGTACCCGGTACCGGATTGCTATGAACAACGATCCTTGTACCGTCTGGCTCTACAATAGTGCGACGCTTACGCTTCAATCGCGTTGTGCTGATCTGTGTTGACTCAGTGAATGCCTGTAACTGCCCTTTCGTCTTCCCGCTTAGGTCAGCGGTTGCCATCATGAAGCTCTCTCTAATGTACTGCAGATATTGCTGTGTCACGATCATGCTTAAATCTCCAGGCGTCTGGCCCGCATGCCAGCTTGCCTATACTCCACACTATGAAATTGCGCCCTTGCCGATCGAGCGATCCAAAAAATCAAAAAGCACATCTATCTGGTTGCCGTATTCTTCCTCCCAGCGTGACACGTCACGATGCAATTCCAGATGGTGCTTATTGCAGAGCGGGAATGTGAATAAATCATGTGCCTTAGTCGCCCAACCTCCTTGCCCGTGGCCGATGATGTGGTGAGGATCGTCTGCCTGCTGCCCACAACAAACACAGGGCTGAGACTTAACCCACCGGGTGTATTTCTCACTTGTCCAACGCTCATGTTTGGGTATTTTCATGAATGACTTCGGGGGGGCCGGGTCGATAACTAGCGTCTTCACCGCCTTATTGGCTATCTCGGCGATTATCTGGGTAGGTGCGAGGCTAGGCGTTATGTCTGCCTCTTTCCGGGTGCCTGTTGGGATAGTTATCGGCTTGATGCGCAGTGATGCTGCTGCAACTGCCTCAGGCAACAGATCCGTCAACTCCATAACCCATGCCCACCAGCAAAGCTCCGGCAATGTCAGTTGATGGCTCTCTTCGAACATGAAGTAACTCCGCGCCCGGTACACCACGAAATCCGCTATGTTTTGCTCTGCCGTCGCGGAAAGCTCAGGCATGGTTTTATCGCGGTATAAATGCGAGTGGTGCCAGCACAACCGGATAGCACCAGAGCCATAGCGCATCGTCTCCATGTTCTTGTCGTGGTACCCATCGGCGCATTGGCTCTGGCAGTCAGGACGACGATCCAGCCAGCTCTCCAGGCTATTGATGCCACCAGCAGCGGAGAGCACACGCTCATGCAGGAAGAAGGGACGGAAGCGCGGATCACTGGCAAGCTGCTGCTCAGTGGCTGGTAGTGCACCTGATGGCAATTCCCTGAATTCTGCAGGTACTGTGGCCACCAGCACTCGATCACCGAACATCGGCAACAGTTCGGTTCCTGGCTTCAGGATTATTTGCCCCAACTCGCGTACGATGATCGGTTTCAGTATCCCTCTCATACCTGCACCTCGCTGATCCGTAGTTCTACTTTCCCGCCCTTGGTCACTGGCCCCCACTTCGCGTCGATATGCTTAATCTGACTGTCATCGAGCCACACTCCAGCCTTGGTCATCGCATCGAACAGACCCTTGAAGTAATTATCCAGATCACGTCTGGCTTTGGTCGGTGGACAGAACACTACTTCAACGGCGATATCTGCACTGATTGGTTTTGGTCGGCGGCGTAGTTGCTCAAACACCTGGGCGATAGCCTCGGTTTGAAATGCTCTGCCACGTTCACTGACCAGAGTTCTGCCGCTCAACGACCCCTTGTTCGGCGAGCGCCAGTAGCCGTTAACGCTGGGCGGGAATGGCAACGTTAAAATCATGATTTAACCTCCCCTTTTTTCTTCGCCACCAGCTTATTTCCTGCCTCAACCAAAGCCAGGTTCACATCAGCCAGCCTGAATTGTGCCGTCTTGATACGCCCCTTGCAGTTCACCTCTTCTCGTTTTAGCTTCTCCAGCCCTTCACGGTGTTGTTTGATCTCGCCGCGTAATACACGCAGCTCCCAATCCAGCTTCGTTTCGCCCTTTGCCAATGCCAGCAGGTAGTCAAATGCATCAATCACGGCACCGCACCGGCGACACGTCACTTTCCGCTCATGTTCAGAAACAGACACAGCATCGTGGGCGCAGCGCTGCGATAGCCGCTCATCTTCCTCGACAAAGTTCCGCATTTCCTTGATATCGGCGTTTTCATCGAATCGCTTGGTGAACGCTAGCACCTTGGCGCTGTTGTCTGGGTATAGGGTTTCGTCGCTCACAACACCACCTCCGCTTTTCCCGGTACCAGAAGCACGGACTTATCGCACTGATTACCCCAGGTGTGCCAGCCTTCGGTGTGATTACGGGCGAACAGCTCAATGCGCGGAACATCGCCAAGGAGATCAACCAACTTTTCGCGGAAGACCTCAGGCTTTGCGCTGTGCTCCATTCGTGGGGCCGTAATGTGTTGGCAAATCGATGCATCCAGGCGCGGTGGTAGCTTGCCCTTGACCGCAAACAGGCAGTCTTCGCTGTTGGCTCGGGTCATGTGGCCCATGCCGATCGCGCTGTTCCCTTTCACACGGTTGGTTTTGTGCCAGGTGAAGCCCTTCATGGTCATCAAGCGGAATCCCCAGGCATCGATCACCTTCAGCGCTTCCGTCGGCATCGTCGGTACCCACCACATGGCCAGTAGGCATGAATCAGCGGCCAGATCCCACACCGGTAAACGACAGATATCGGCCACCGTCATGGTCGGGTACTTGAAACCGGCACCGCGGTTGCCGTCCTTGCATTTGTCGCTGTAAGTCCACGCCGGATCGGCGTAAATCAGTGGGTATTTCATTTCAAACCCTCCGTCGCCCTTCGTACCAAATACCGGATCCCGTAGTAATCCCAGCCAAAGTGCTGGCGCTGCCAGTCTGTTAGCCATCCCTGCGAAATTGCGTATTTGCGGAAATCACCGCGCTCCTGCCAAGTACGCCGGGCCTCTCGTAACATCCACCAGCGGTACAAGCGGTGCGCCACAGCCAGCAAAGGTAAAACCTCAATGCCTGATACACACTTCATGCGGCTTGCTCCTCTACGGCTACTAGGCGGTAGAAGTACACGTACTTCCCTGACTCGCTTTTCTCTACCCGGCGTTCCTTGACCAGACCGTGGAATGGTTTACTGAATTCGCGCAGGCGGGCACTGATAGCTGGCTGTGTGTCGTACACGCCGTACATCTGCACCACCAGCAGCTCAAGGTCACGGAGTGTGCGCCACGTGGCACCGGCGGCAGCATTACGTACACGGCATACCTGGCTTTCTGGCTTATCTTTCAGGACACCTGCACGAACCAGGCGGCGGATGCCGCTGTTGATACGATCGCTTTCGAATACGTCTACCGGGATCGTTAATTTTTTCATGATGCCTCCCCCTCTCTTTTCGAGCGGATACGCGCCAGCAGCTCTTCGCCCTTGCGCTGATATTTGCCGTCCTTGTCCATCAGTTCTGATGGTGCAGGGATATGCTGCTGATGGGTGATCTGTGGTGCAGGCTGTGGGACACGTTCACCTTTAGCCAAACGCTTTGCCCAACGTCCGAGGTGCAGCTGAATTGACTTGCGGATCTCGCCGTCGGTGTAGTTGTGCTGATGCATCAGGTGGCGAACGTCGATCACGATCCAGTACATTACCGGCACTGACCAATCAAAGTCCTCAGGTCTTGCATGTAGTCCACGGTTGGTGTTGTAGCGTTTGAACTCTGCTTCGACCTCATCGACCGATGGCAAGCCAGCACTTTCAGCAGCCCCCGTCTTGCACCAACCAATGAATTTTCCGCAGCTCGGCCAAAAGTCGCTCTCCTGCTGCCGTGCCATACGCATTCCAGCTTGTAGTTGCTCAACAGAGGTGATCCCATTCTCTGCAAATGCGAGGATCCACTGACGTTTTGCTGCTGCAACTTCTGCAGTTGTGCTCAACGCGGTCTGTTTTGCAGCGGGGAAGACTTGCATCAGGTTGGTGAATAACAGATCAACCAATTTTTCGGCGTTTCCGTTGACCACTCTCGCCTGTGGCTCCGCTGGCATCATCCGCGCCAAGGCTCCACTGTCACGGTTCTGAACAGCACTCATGAATTTGTTCATAGGGTGTTCCCCCAGGCTTCAGCAGTATTCCAATGACCGCCGTTTGCCGCTGGGCTAGCGCTCAGTTTCAACGTCAGGTCATCCCACTTTTCACGTAGCTTGGATGGGCTGAGGATGTTGTTGCACCAGAACGGATCCCGGTTAGCCTTCGCAAATAACTCGCAGATTTGTTTGTGAGTATGGCCATCCTGAGTGCTCATCAGGCGGATCTCGTTTGCCCAGTCAGCCCAGTTCGGTTCTTTTGGCCTTGCCACTTCGCCATCCGTCTCAGCAGCCTGTTCGTACAGCTTGACGATGCGAGAGCGGATCCACTCGGCACACTTGAGGTCTTCTGCACTGCCCCAGATTTTTTTCTTGGCACTGAAAACGACGGCTTCCGGATGCCGAGATAAAAAAACGTCATCAGGGGAAATGTCTGGTTGCGCAGCGACCTGACAAGAAGGTTTTTTGTCTTTAGGTTCTAATGACTGGTTCTGGTGCCACGTGGTGCCACAGGGGGTGCCAGCAGGTGACACAGGGGCTGTGCTTTCTGACGACTCCCCTATGCTTTCTCCTGACACACCTGTGTTTTTTGACGCCACAGGGGCTGTGCTTTCTGGCGACACAGGGTTATGCAGGGTCAGCATGTAAATGTTTGATGTATTACCTTTTCCGTTATTGACGCCCAGCCGGTTCTCTTTAGAGAGCAGCCCCATTTTTATCAGTGCCGTGATATGAGCCTTTACAGCGCTCTTACTGCACTCGCAATGGTCAGCAATATGTTGGTAAGACGGCCAGCATTCGCCTTTATCATTGGCGTTATCAGCCATCTTAATCAGCACCAGCTTACGCAGGGGATTGCCAACCTTTATGCTCATTGCTTGAGCCATCAGGTTCATACTCATGCTGATACCTTCTTGAATTTGGTACCGAAGTCCCGGCGTGGGCACGCACAATCGTACGGATAGCCTGGGCGGCGGAAAATGACGCGCTGGTTTACTTGATCGACACCAATCACACGAACAATAACGCCGTGACTGTCACGACAATCCATTTCAAACGGCACGATTACCTCGTTTTCCATTGGATCCCCCTTTCAGGTGTTTTGGTGTGTTGAAACGGCAGTACTGCCGGGCTTGAGTAAGGCAATCGTCGTAGATACGCCCCTTCCTGCTTGCCTGGGACATTCGGCGATATAGATCGACTGCCTCCTCTGCCCCCCCTTAGCAACATCTTCTGGGAAGCCTTCGCCAACCAACTGCGTCACGACGTTCTTACGAATGAATTCGATAGGGTTCATAGGCCGCGGCTCCGGTTGAAATTAGCCATCGCGTTGTTGACTACCACCGGAGAAACTTCTTGGTAGTTGTCCACCTGGCCCGGACGCCGTACTATCTGGACATACGAAAGAGAGTGGCCGCTGAATGAGCACTTAAATTGCACTGCTGGCCTGACTCGGTTTAAACTGTTCATGCGTTAATTACTCCACACGTTTAATTGATGCACCCGACGCCCCGGACCGCATATCTGGGGCGTCAACCTTTCTGGTATTTGGATTTTTTGCTAAACAGCGCCACCACTGCCCTAACTTCTGCATCACGCGCCTGCAAGTGCTTGCGGTGAAAACGCATAATGTCGGCAGCTTCTTTCTCATCAATGACTCCATCAGCGAGCGACTCCTGAATGATCTGATCCACATGGCCACGGTGAACGGCGGTGCGGATGCTTTTGCTGAACAACTCTACCTGGTCCAATTCTTCGAGGGCTGGGTTCTCTACCACCAGCAAACCTCGACGCTGGGCGAAATATTCGGTCAGCAGGTTGGTGCCGGAGATATCTTCCATTGCTTCCAACTCCCCGATCTCGAAGAAGCGGCATCCGTTCTTCTCGTACAGGTTGTTGTTAAAAGCTGTCTCAGACATGCCCAGTGCGCCGGCCATCGCCGAACGGCCACCAGCTACCGCCTTACACATGCCTTTCACTACATCTTTCAAATTTGGCTCTACCATGTTGTTTTTCCTTTGGTAGTTAACTAGCTTTAAGGGTGGTGGTAGGATTTGCATAAATATCTGGTCGGAGTTGAGTTTTTGTAACGCCGCCACTGGTTTCCTCTTCGATTTTTTTTGCAAGGGAAAAACCAGCTTTTTTGTAACCGTTGAAAACCAGTCTCAGATAACCAGAACTGCTACCAACACGCTTTGCTAGAGCGTTTTGCTCTGCCTTAGTAAGGGTGTCCCAATATTCTTTCATTTTGTACCTCCGAGATACATTATGCATTATTTATATGAACCCGCAAGGCCCTTGTACCACGCTGGTACACATCCTTAAATGATGGGTATGAAAACTAATGAAGAAATCCGGCGTGAGAACGCCAGAAAGCTGCGTGATAGCACTGGTGGGAACAACTCCTTTGCAGTGCTTCTTGATCGTGAACCAACTCAGATCAGCAGAGTTATAGGCAAAAACCCGACGAAGAAAATCGGGGACGACCTCGCGCGCCATATTGAAAAATGCTTTTCATTACCGGAAGGCTGGCTGGATAAGGAACACCAGACAACCAATGTCACTTCAACCTCCTCCGCACCTGATGTATCTGACACAGATCTAGAAATTCATATGGTCCCTGTTATTTCCTGGGTGCAGGCCGGAGCTTGGACAGAAATTGGTTATTGTGAGGCCGATTTGAGTTTTACCGAAAGATACCCATGCCCCGTACCATGCGGGCCAATGACATACATACTTAGGGTCATCGGTGACTCTATGAGCGATGAGTACAGACCCGGTGATATGATTTTTGTTGATCCAGAAGTTCCCGCAATGCACGGCGATGACGTAATCGCCCTTCTCATTGACTCAGGAGAAACAACGTTTAAGCGGTTAGTTGAAGATGCAGGCCAAAAGTATTTAAAAGCCCTAAATAAGAATTGGCCAGAGCAGTACATCAAAATTGACGGGAACTGCTCCATTATCGGGACTGTCGTTTTCTCTGGAAAACCAAGGCGATATAGAGCCTAAATATTGCAAATTGCAAATAACCTGCTTCGGCAGGTTTTTTTACGCTTGACAATGTACCCTGTAGATACATAATGTACCAATCAGGAACGCAGTGTACGCAACGGCATGCTCACTCGGCCTTTCCCTCAGTTCTGGGAGCGGTGGAGGATCCTAACTCATGAGTGAGCATACCGATGTGGTATCCGGTGATAGACGGGCTCCCTCTCCGTCTGTGGGTTAGACTCCTTCACCACACCTTATGCGCCGCGTCGGCGGCACTGCAGCGAGAGCAAGCGCAGATATCCGACGGAGTTTTGCTGTGTGTAGTGAAGCCTTTGCGGCTGTTCTGATTTGGGTTGGTGTCAGCCGCATTTTTTTCACATATCTGGTGGCGTACTGTTCTGGGTTCCCCTTATCCCATTACACAGTATAAAGCCCCGGTGCGGTGCGCCACCTGATGTGTGAGTAATTAACGGGAGCCAGCGCTATGCGGGTGTCTGGCCTCCATTCTTAAAACCCGATTTTCTCTCTGCGAAAAGTTGCCAATTCTGGCAGGGCTTCGCTTTGCCGAAAATCAGCGTGTGGGAATTAACGTATGAGCTGGATTACCACTTTTACCGGGCGTCATTTCGACTACGCCGCGCCAACAGCAGAGAGTATTTGCATTGAGGATATCGCCCAGGCGCTGTCCCATGAGTGCCGCTTTGCCGGTCACCTGCCGAACTTCTACAGCGTGGCTCAGCATTCTGTACTGTGCAGCCAAATCGTTGCGCCAGAGTTCGCTTTTGAAGCCTTGATGCACGATGCCACCGAGGCCTATTGCAAAGATATCCCTGCCCCGCTTAAGCGTATGTTGCCGGATTACCAGCAAATTGAGGACCAACTCGACGCGGCAATCCGCCAACGCTTTGGCCTGCCACTGCAGATGGATATCGCGGTGAAATATGCCGACCTGGTGATGCTGGCCACCGAACGCCGGGATCTGGATATCGATAACGGCGAAGTGTGGCCAATGCTTGAAGGCATATTCCCAGCTGACATCGTGATTAATCCGGTTATGCCAGTACAGGCACGTGCAATGTTTGTTGCCCGGTTTAATGAGCTGACTGAGTGGGGAGTACTGTGATGATTAACACAATCACGATCGATACTGAAACCCTAGACGTTGTGCCTTCAGCGGTGCTCCTATCTATAGGCGCGTTTGCTTTCGACATTGACGACGTTCGTCAGACCCAGCAAAGCATCATCAAAGTGGCGCGTGATGGCGAACTGACAGACTTCTCAGAAAGTGCCTTCTACTGCCTGGCTGATACCTTCGATCAGTTGATGAAAGGCCGTACCGTCAGCACAGAAACCCAGGCCTTCTGGCGTAAGCAAGGTGAAGAAGCTCAGGAAGCCTTAATCGGTGACCGTGAACCTCTGCGCAAGTGTCTTGAGTTGCTGTCCTACTGGATTAAGGATCACCCTGACGCGCGGATCTTCTTCCGTGGTACCGACTTTGACGGATCGATCCTCGAAAATGCCTACCGCATGTATGCGATCGAATGTCCGTGGCACTGGGGCGGCAAACGCGATGTTCGAACCTATATCGATGCTATGACCAAAGGCACCAAAGGTTACCTGCCTAAAACCCACCAGCCATGCTTCGCGATGGTTAAGCATAACTCCCTGCATGACGCTATGAACGATGCAGAGCAGATGGCCATTGCCTATCAGCTGAATAGCCAACAGGTAGGTGCAGCATGAACGTATACGAAATGGAAGGATTCCTGCGCGGAAAGTGTCTGCCTGGTGACTTGTTGGTTGGTGAAAGCCATGCGGCATATCTGGTCAGGAAACTGAGTGAAGTATCGGCTTTGAAGGCTGATCGCGATGCGCAGCAGAAACGAGCCGATGCTCTGGCTGTGGAGAGTGTGGCGCTGAAGGATGCAATCACCACTCATAGCCAATCAACGCACTTCTGCGAACTGTGTGGGAAAGACGACCCTTGCAGCACAGACGATGTTTGCTATGCACTTAATGAAACCCCAGCCACCTCCGCCGCCCTTGCCGCTATCGAAGCGCGGGGAGTTGAGAAGTTTGCCGAGTTAAAGCTGAAGCAGCTTGCCAACATGCACCCTGATACTCACGCATTTGGCGCTACCGCTATGTCTTTACGTGCTCAGATTAACGAGTTGCAAGCTTTCGTCATCGAGCTGCGGGAGGCCAAATGAAAGAGCACCCAGTGATTTTTAACGGAGAAATGGTTCGCGCCATTCTCAGCGGACGCAAGACGCAGACGCGGCGCACATTAACCGATCGACAGTTACAACTGATCGACCTGGCATCACAGGCCGGGGAGTGCTACCCGCTTGAATCTGGCATCGACCATGCCAACAGCCAGAGCTATTACCGCGAACATTGCCCCTTCGGTCAGGTAGGCGACCGGCTGTGGGTACGGGAGACCTGGGGCGTTGTCAGCCATGATTTTGACAGTGACGGATGGATGATTGATTGGGTGCCAGACCGCCCAGCCACCGCCATTGAAGAAATGCCATTCGGCAACGGCTATTACACCGGTCACGCCATTTATGCGGCAGATGGAGCTTTTAGCTGGGGTGATGACGATGGTCACGGTGAGCGCTCTTGCTGGAAACCGTCAATTCACATGCCCCGCGCCGCCTGCCGCATCCTGCTGGACATCACTGCAGTGCGCGTCGAACAGCTGAAAGATATCAGCCAGTCCGATGCTATGGCCGAAGGTGGGCCGCCAAGCCATCCGTCAATAGATGCAGTTTCCCGCGATTACGGATTCCCTGACTTCTCTCGTTCGTGGTTCGCCCAGACGTGGCAACACATCTACGGCGAAGAAAGCTGGAGCGCTAACCCGTGGTGCTGGGTGATCGAGTTCAAGCGTGTGGGAGGTAGTGATGCCAGCAAATGACATGAAGCCCTGCCCGACCATGGGAAGCGACTGCCGAGGCTGTCCTGATTGCCCTGGAGCCAGCAGCACAGGCTTGAAGAGTGGTGACGTCACCAACAAAGCGGCGCGTAAAGAGATTGAGTCGATGGGTGAATTCGAGGAGGCCCAGCATGGCTAAGCTGACCAAATTGCAGCGAGCGGAATTGCGTCAAAAGTTCGGTGGACGGTGCGCTTACTGCGGTTGCGTGCTGCCAGAAAAAGGCTGGCACGCCGACCACGTAGAGCCGGTTATGCGCGAATCAGAGCAGGACATGGCGGCAGCGGCCAAAGGCTTATTCAAGCTGAAAGCTACCGGCAAGGTCTGGCACGAAAACCGCGATTGCATCGAGAACCTAAACCCAGCATGCGCACCTTGCAACCTGTTTAAAACGACATTCAGCCTCGAGATGTTCCGCGAGCAGATAGCAGCACAGGCAGAACGAGCGCGACAGTACAGCGTCAATTTCCGCACCGCTGAGCGCTTTGGCCTCGTTGAAGTGAAGGATATTCCCGTCGTTTTTTGGTTTGAACGGGCTGAATCCCTGGAGAAGCATCATGAGCAAGTATATGAAACATCCACATTTGCCGAAGGCAAATTTAATAACAATCAGAATCTTTAGACACAAGTGGCGTTATCACACTGTGCGGATGGCAAATGCTCGTGAATTTTTTGTACTGCGGAATATATCAATTGTTGTCCGCATGCCTTGGCTTAAAGGCCCCGCCAAGCAGTTACACCCGGAATTATTCAATAAGCCGGAGGTACGTCATGGACAATAAGCTGAGCGAACTGAGCAAGCCGGTGGCGTATTCACTGCGATTCCGGAATATGAATGGCGAGCCTGATAAAACCATCAACGCCAACACCACTTTCTCTACGCTGGAGAAAGCCAAGGCGTATGGCCTGGGGAGCCGGTATGTAACGCAAGGTGACGGCAAGATAGTTAGCGTTCGCGACCCGTCACAAGATCCAATCGTTGAGCCATTCTACTCGCAAGAGTACGTATCCACCCTGCTACAGCGCATCGCCGAACTTGAGAAAAAAGAGCGTCATACCGAAAGGCAAGACGTTATCGATGGCCTGGCTGGTGCGGGTGAAGCATGGTCTGACATTGAAGAATACATGGTTAAGTGGGATGAGGAGCGCCGCAATGGATAAAATCAGCGAACTGAAAGCAATCGCAGAGAAAGCCAAAGAATTGGGCGGCATTAACAACTACAAGAAGGGGAAGGATGCTGTTGCTGCATTCATCGCCGCTGCAAACCCTGCTGTCATTCTCGCCCTGCTGGCAGAGCTGAAAGTGAAGGATAAGCGCATCTCCGAGCTGGAAGCAAAGCTGGCTGCGCCGATTAAAATCGTGAACTACGACGAGTTCTTCATATGCCATGTGACCGGCGCTAGCGATGACTACTGCAAGGGCTGGGTTGATGGGCGCAATGCCGCCGCTCGTGATGTTGGTAAAGCGGGCTTCACAGTGGGGGATGAGTAGCTATGCCAACACATTCAGAGCTGATTAGCTTCACGCGAGACAGAAAGGAGCGCACAACGACCAGCGTCTATCACACCGAGCAGCATTCACATAATGCCAGAACGGTGGTTGAGCAGGAGCTGGTTATCAAAGGTGAAGGCATGTTCCGGCGGTATACCGCCGATATGCGCTTTGATGACTTCCCCGCCTGCGGATCTGAGCGCGAAGCGGCCCTGAAACTTGCGGACTGGATGCAGCGACTGGGAGCTGCAATTGAAGACCACTGGAGCCAACCATGACACAGAAACTAACGACTGAGGCGATGGAGCGCGAAAGCCGCTATCTGGTAATCAAATTTAAAGACGCCAGCGCAGCGCTCACAGCAGAACAGCGCATAACTTTGGCTGACATTGCTGATGCAATCACCGCATATCGGCTTGGCAGCGGTAAGCAGCCACTTGAGGCCGTTGTGGTTGAAGCTGACTGGCCTGAATACGAGCAAGTCTGGAACATGATTGAAACGCGCGTTAAGGAGGGGTTATGACAAGGGCATCAACAGAAGACCTGCGCATATTCCTGATGGAAGTCACCGATGAAATAGGCAGTGCTCACCCCGAGACTCGCGACACTAAAATCAGTGCGCGACTTCTTCGGGATATCCTGACAGAACTCCTGGCTAACAGGGAGGCGCAGCCGGTGGCTGGTGAGCTTGGCGAAATATGCGTTGGCAGACTGCCGACAATGAACCAAGAAGAATATCCCGGCCTTGGCGATTGGTGGGTGCAGCTTCGCATAGGCGCAAATCATGATGAAATCTTGGCGCGAGTTTACGGGGCAACGCCAGAAGAAGCAGTGACAAGAGCCCGAGCACTCACCGCCCCGCCAGCGCCAGCAGTGGTGAATCTTCCGACTGAATTCTACAGCGACGAAGGAATAGTGATTCAGTTGGAAAAGGTAATGGCGGCATTAGCTATAGTCGGCGTGAGATTCAAGCGCAATGTTGATGCCTGCCGCGCCGCAATGCTGGCACAACCTGTTAGCCAGTATTTCAAGTCGCAAACCAGCATCAACACGAACGATGATAGGGCTATGCGCTTGCCAGAATCGCCGGAGGGTGGGAATGGCTAAGACGGATGCAGAACGCAAAGCCGCTCAACGAGCCCGGCAGCGTAAGGGCGGGATCGTCATACGTGAGCTGCAATTGGAACCAGAGGAAGAACAGATGGCGCAGGCCCTTTTGTCAGGTCTGCGCCCTGGCCGGGAACCCTACGAATTCAACGAGGTTGTCGGGATGCTAATCCGCCGGTGCCATGCTGAGTATCAACAGACTTTAGCCCACCAGCAGAAGCGATCATGTAAGAAATGCGGCGATCAATTGCCGGTTACCGAGTGCCCTTGCGTTGGTGAGTCAGCATGCTGGCTTACCCTTGGTTGGCACGAAACCAAATTAACAGTGTGA